AGGTAATTTGAGTCGATAATAAGGATTTTCATGCTGTTCCTTTTGTGAAAAAGGCCCCAGCCTAAGACAGACCAGGGCCTTGGCTATTTAATCTTGTTTGGTTCTTCTGAGACGGCGCATGGGCGGAGTTTCCACATCGGTTTCATTTACAATTTCAAATGTACCATACCCCATGCCATTTGATTTTTTGGAGTAAGGGCGCCCTTCCCCCAGGCCGCATTGAATCCCAGCTCTGGCCACAAGATTAACCACGTCTTTTGCAGTAAACTGATCGGCATCATACCGCAGGACTACGTTTAACTTCCAATCTCGCCACATAGGACGGACTCGTATATCCGCGACTCCAGTAGCGTTTCTGGTAGCCATTTCGGTCTTTTCCGGTTCCCCGGCATCAATCTTGACAAGGGGCTGACCATCAACCTGGTCCAGACCGTCCGCCTCGACAAATAAACTCATCTTGGCGTGGGTCATTTTAAACCCCGTCATACGGCAAACATCGATACAAGCGTTTCGGAGGGCTGCTGCAGGAACCCCAACCCATCCATCCGTGGAGATATGCTGGGCCTGGTAAAAGTCATCGTCGAAATCACGGGCTTTCCTTTTTGTCCCTTTTCCAGCAGTGCTGCCAGCCGCCATTTTTGACATCATCGCCTGCATTGATTTGGCGGAGAACCGGGCCTGCATCAAGGGGGCCGTTCCTTTCAGGGTTAATCTGATCCGCTCAAAATTCGGCGGTGTGATTGAGATTGCTTCTGTTTTGTTTTCTTTTTTTGTCGTCATTTTCCTTGCTCCTTTAATTTATACAGCTGTTGTGCTGGTCAGCCGTTTACCAGTTTGTTCTTATGCCTGCCTTGCTATGTCCCGCCTAACCACACCAGGCCGTGACGCACCTCTCCGCGCCTCTCCGTGCCAGACCTTGCCTGCCTTGCCGTACCCGTTCTCTCCACACCAGTCCTCTCCTCTCCATACCTCGCCTGCCTTGCTATGCCTCTTCGCGCCTCGCCACTCCTTGCCCGTCCTCTCCCATCCGCTCCTGGCCTGCCGTGCTATTCCTCGCCTCGCCAAACCTCACCATAGCGCGCCGGACCTTGCCAGTCCCCGCCATGCCAGCCTTGCTATGCCCCGACATACCTTATCTCTCCCCTCCTCGCCTCTCCTGCCATGCGACACCTTGCGTTGAGGAGCAATTATGTGGTAAGCGCTTCTTCAACTTGTTTGAATCCCAGATCCGCTTTATGGAAATCTGTCTTTGGTTTTTCAATCTTGCGTTTAGCTGCTTCTTTTAGCACTTCATAAGCAGCTTTAGCGCCATTCAACTTTGTCAATGTTTCCATTTTTGCAGCTTGGAATTCGTCCGGTTTATTCACAATAACTGAAGGGGGTTTGTAATATCCTTCCCCGGAAATACCATCCTGTTCAATTTTGGGAATGTGTATCAATCGTTCAGGTTGATCATCAATGATGATCTCAACTCTCCTGATCCACTGCCGAGCTTGCCAAAGACGATGCTGGTGTCCGGCTTTTTTATTATCCCATTCAAATGCATCATGAATGGGGCTTGCTTTCGGTTTGGCTGCATTTAGCAAACCGGAAGGAGTCACTTGTCCCAGCTCCTGATAAATCTTATTTACTGCTTGTTCTACTTTATCTTTGATTTTCATTTTGAACACGGCCTCCTTTATTTCTGTTATTATATTATACTGAAAACAGCTTTAGTTTGTCAGGTAAAATTATCTTTTCTTCGGTTTCCGGTCTACTTCAAATTTACCTTCAATCTCTTCCCATAGGTCGATAGTCTGTTCTTTCAACTCTTCTTCCAAACCATGTTTTTCAACCCAGGCAATCGCATCGGCCATGGATTGCCCGGCTTTTTCATTCCCTACAACATAAGTGGTTGCTTTCGTCATCTGCTTGACAAACTGGAGATTGGCCCGGATATCATCTATCCCGTAATCAAACATGATAAATACAGACGCCTGCCGGTACGGCTTCCAGACTGAGGATTTGAACACCTCTATGGGAGTTTCTACTCCGATAACCCGTTTAACCTTTTTCCCGTTGATGGTCTTCTCATCCTTGATTTTGGAAGCTCCCATACACCGCAATCTCAGGCTGGCATAAAACGGAATTGCTTCTCCCCCTGGACTCTTGTACTTCAAACCATACGGCCCGGCATCTGAGTTCTGGCGAACCTGATTGGAACAAACCATGAGGAGGTTATTCTTGGTCAGGATGCGGCAGGTTTTCCGACACTCTTCACTAAACTCCTTGGCCCGCCGCATGCCGTATTTATCGCCTTCTTCCTTGCTCATCTCCATATCAGTGGACAGAGCCGCCAGGGAATCAGCAAACACGCCGTTGATCTTGGTTGTATCTTTGGGTTGCCATTTCCGGACAGACCCGAACACCTCCGGAATCAGGTCCGGGGTCTCGTAATCCTCATCTTCCAGATCCAGGTCAAATATCTGAGCGAACTGCTTATTCAGCCGGGCTTCCGGGTCATTGAACTTGATTTCCCCGCCTTGACGTTGGACGGCACCTGCAATCTCACATAACAGAACGGTTTTCCCGGCTCCGGAGGGTCCAAAGATTTCAACCAGGATACCACCCGGGATTCCGCCCCCACGGACCCGGCCTCCAGATATTGCGAGGTCGAGCAAAGTGGAACCAGTGGAAATGAAGGTTTCTGTTCCATCGTATTTCTTCCTTTCAGGAATTGGATTTCTGGTTTTCTTGACCATTTGCTGGGACAGCTTCTGCTCCTGGCTGGGCCGTACAGTCCGCATCACGTTCAATTTCTTCCTGGTTCTTTCCATTACAGCCCTCCTTGAGCCATTTCAAGTTTTCTGATTATCCGAACAATCAGGGAATCCGCTATATTGCGTTTTACAAGCAATAGACGTATTTCCTGCTGATACTCCCTCCACCTGGCAAGCAGATCAATTCGTTCCAGCCAGCCCGGCTCCCCTTGGTTTGCCTTCAGCCGGGATTCCCATTCCTGAACAGCCATATCTACCAGGGAATCAATGATTTCATCTTCTGACACAGCTTCCCGGATCATTTCCTCGATTACTTGCCGCAGCATCTGAGAAGTTGTCGTCCCCTTATGCACGGCAAGTAGATTCAAGTAGTCCGCATCCCGGCGTTGGATATAAGCGCCTACCAACTTATTCCCACCGGTCTGCGGCCACTCGATCTTGAATGGATTATATGCCGAGCTGTTGCCCGGCACCTTGATCCGCTTCTTGGGAGGCTGTCTACGCACTTTCTTTCGCTTCGATGCAGTCATCCCACTTTTCACATTCATCACAGTCCTCATATTCATCGGTGTCTACGCCGAATTTGTATGCATATGGACATTCTTCCCTTTCGGCGCGTTTGCGGGCAGCGGGGGTTTTTTCTTCTTTTTGAGCTTCAGGTTCCGTTTTTCTGACAGCCCGGCGTCTGGTTGAAGTTGGTTTTTCTTTCTGTTCTTCATTTTCTTCAACCGCCGGTTTCTTCATTCCAGAACCTCCGCAGGGTTTGCAAACTCCACCTTTGGAATTGACACCCTCACCGCCGCAGGCGATACAGGCATTTTCATCGAGTTCCGGATCGGGTTCCGGTTCCTGAGCAGGCTCGGGGTCTTCTTTGACGGCCGTTTTCCGTTTTCGCTTCAATGCTCCGGCTTTAGGTTTATCAGGTTCTGGCTCTGGATCGGATTTCGGCTCTGGATCATCCCCCGCAGGGACTTCACCCAACTCATGGAAGAGGGCTTCCACTTCTTCATAGGTCGGACAGGTCAGACAGTCGTCCAGACAGGGCAGATCATCCAGGATGGAATCGTCGTACTGATCCTGGCGTTCTTCAAAGTCAATCCGGTTAGTTTTGGCGAACTCATTTTTGCCGAATGTTTCCTTACTAAACCGGATTCGGACCGTCAACCCCTCCTCGATATCAGGGAATGCGCAGTAATCCTCATTTTCATCCAGCTCTTCATTGAGCATTTCCTGGAACAGAAACTGGCTGATATCCCAGATATGGACTTCTTCCTTGTAATCCTTCATTCCCAAGGGAACGACCAGATACAGGTTCCGCAGGCTGGTTTTCAGTTCCCGAACCTCATCATACTCGGCACCGTCTTTCAGTCTGGAGGCTTTGTATTCACAGATAGGACAGGGCTTGCCCCAGGTGGTCGGACAGACTACGGACTTGTTTTCAGATCCGATATTCCGATGCAACCGATACGGTTTCTTGTACCACAGATCGGTTTCTTCATTACCCGGAATGGCAATCCCGGCTTCCACGTCCCTGTCCATATGCCGTTCATCCGTCACCACATACGGCAGGAAATCCAGGGTTGCCCGGCCTCCCGGTTCTTCCTTGAAAACGTTGATGCCCTTGGGCAGATTCAGATGCCCATAGCTTGAACCGCGGGTTTTCTGTGTCTGGGTATTCTTTGCCACCTTACCACGAAATTTACTTTTCCTCTTTGTTCTTGCCATTTTCGTACTCCTTGAATTGTTGTTTTGCAGTTAATATTCCAAACATAATACATTTTCCAAGCAGGTATCCCAGGAATGGAATCAGCACAAGCCCGCAACCCACGGCGATCACGGTATGAAATGTCGCTGTCCAATCCATTACTTTTTCCTTCTTATGGATACCTTCTTGTTTGTTTGTTTCTGGGATTCGGTCTTCTCCCATTCCTTGGTCAAGTCCCTGGGAACGGATGGTCCGGCAAAATACTGCTGACCATGAAGGCGGACAAGGTTTTCCAGGGCTGTCTTTTTCTGATCGA